CCTCGCCATCGTCCACCGCCTCCGGAGGTTTCTGGGATTCTTCTCTATTCGGCCAGAGATACCAGCAGATAGCACGGACTAGGTTGACCACCCCCATCACAGCGTACAATTCGACTAGTGTGGTCGCATGAGTGTCAAGGACATCGACAGGGGTTGGGAGAAGGCCGTCAAGGAGATGGAGTTCTGGTCGACTCATGAAGTCGTCATGGGCTGGATGGAAGGCGAGAAGGAACGCGATTCCGATAGTGAATCCCTGTCCAACGCGACGCTTGCGGCGACCCATGAATACGGGACTACAGACGGCAGGATTCCCGAGGGTCGACTAGGCCTACGCGAATGGGTCGACCGTAGCCAGGGTGAGATTGGCGAGAAGATGGGCCGAGCGTTTTCGAATGCCATCCCGAATGGTAATGCTAAGAGAGAGATGAACAAGGTCGGCCTTTGGTCGGTCTCGGCTTGGCGCAAGTACCAGAGGGATGTCCAGCCCGGGCCGGAGTGGAGCATTGCCACGGAAAAGGCTAAGGTCAAGAAGCTCGGTCAGGCTGGTTACTTCCGTGAGAAAAAGTTAAACGTAACCGGGCAGCTCATCAACGGAAACGTACACCAAGTTCGGAAGAAGAAGACTTAGATGCCAACCCTCTCGACACTGGCCGACGTGACTCGCTCCCTGGCAACGCCTGGGGCCGTCTACGTCGAGCGCTATGGTAGCGGCTCCACGAATAGCGAGGGCGTCTATGTCGAGGGTGGCAAGACCACGACGCTAATGAGCGAAGGCATCGTCCACCCAATCTCTGGCCGTGACCGAGTGTTGCTGCCTGATGGCGTGCGCACGCGTGAGACCATCGTCACATACACGACGGATGTATTGAAGACGACGACCGAGAGCGGGTCGCGGGCAGACGTGCTCATCCACACGCCCAGCGGTGGGACATCGACCAGGTACACAGTCCAGACCGCCGAGAATTGGGCCCATGCTACAGGTCATTTCAGAGTGTTCGCCACTAGAGAGGCGGCCTCATGACCTATAGCAGGCGTGCTGATATCATGAGGCGGGAGCTAGTCCGCCACACACTGGCCGCAGCTCCCGCGCTGAGTGCCTGTGTCTGGTCACCGTACCGTGGACCAAGGCCAGCGCGCCCATATGCGGAGTGGCGGCCCATCACACAGCCGACGTCTGTGGGCTATACGAGG